ACTTTATTTATATAATAGAAGTTCAAAGCATAATGCTTTTATAAATGGCAAGGTTCTTTATATTTGTGGAGCAGGTGTTGGATTTGATACTGATGGATTAACATTGCAGGATATTGCAATGGCAAATGACTTTTTAAATAAAGAGAATAGCAACTTTGATACTTTAAAAGATATAGTAAAAAAATGCGTTTTAGATAAAAAACTTTTTGGAGGTTACTATTTAGAAATCATTTGGAATAAAGCAGGGACTTCATTTGAGGCATTACATTTTCCATACAATAATTTACGTAAAGCAAAAGATGCGGATGGTTATTGGTATAGTAAAGATTGGAGCAAACAAAAGCAAAGCAAGGAAGAAACAGGACTAGAGTATATTGAATTATTTGATCCTGAAAAACCAAGTGCTAGACAAGTCTTTGTATCAAAAGAATACAGACCAGATTTAGATGCTTATCCTTTGCCCGACTATGTAGCTTCAACTGTTTATGCAGAAGTAGACGTTGAGTTATCTAATTATCGTTTAAACGCAATTAAAAGTGGTTTTAATGCGGGAACTATATTAAACTTTGCAAATGGTAGACCAACTGAAGAAGAAAGAGAGATAATTGAATCTAAACTAAAAGAAAAGTTTACATCAACAGATAGAGCAAACAGCTTATTAATTACTTTTAGCCAAAGTGAAGCAAGTAAACCAACGATTGAACATTTAACACCTCAAAATGTAGATGAACAATTAAATGGATTAAACGATCAGGTTATTCAAGAATTAATTATTGGGCATCATATTCCGAATCCAATGTTAGTTGGTATTAAAACAGCAGGTGAGTTAGGGACTAAAGATCAAATAAATGATAGTTATGAGCTGTATAAAAATACTTATATCATACCTAATCAAAAAGAAATAGAAAAGGATTTTAATTATTTATTGAAATTAAGAGGTTTTAACAATAGAATATATTTAAAAGAGTTAGATCCAATCGAAGAACAATTACCTATTGAAGAAAAGATTAAGGTAATGACACCGAATGAAGTTCGTGAAATGTATGGATTGCCACCTATTGAAGAAGAGGTTAAACCAGTTGTATCACGTGCTATTCATCATTTTGAAAATCAAACATGTGAACATTGTTTTTCAAGTGAAAGCGAAGTTGATGAAATTATTGAGATATTTAGAATGCATGGTGAAGATGCTGATAAATTTGAAATAGTTGATAAACGTTTTATGTTTGGATCACAAACTATGGATACTGTTTTTGAACATGAAATAACTCATTACAATTTTGATGTATTAGATGGCGAAGTAAAAACATTGTATCGCGATGTATTAGAGCTTTTAACGAAAGATAGTCTAATGCCTAATGAAGAGATGGCAAAGGTATTAAGAGTTGACAAGAAGCGAATAGATGCAGCCGTTCAGCGTTTAGTTGATGATGGTGCAATCGATATAAAAGAAAAAATGATTGGTGGAGAAAAAAAATCAATCAGAGTTCCAAATGAACAAGCAAAAAATGTTTTAAAAAAGCAAGGTTCTAATGTAGATGAAATTAAAATAATGTATACTTATGAACCTAGACCAGGATTAAAACCTTTATTAAAAACTTCGCGAGAATTTTGTGTAAAGTTAATTAATCAAAATAAAATGTTTAGTAGGGCGCAAATAGAACAAGTAAGTAAAATAGTTGGTTGGGATGTATGGTCAGAACGTGGAGGTTGGTGGACAAGAAAAGGAACTGATGTTTCAACTCCTTTTTGCAGACATATTTGGGTTCAGAATGTAGTAAAAGTTAAAAAATAAAACATGGCAACAGTATTATTAGTAACAGCAACTTATATTAAGGATTACACGTTTGTTGATCCTAATGTTGATGAAAAATATATCCGTATAGCTATTGAAGAAGCTCAAAAGATTCATATTAGAAACTTCATAGGAAGTGGTTTATATGATGAAATTATTAGTCAAGTTAGCACAAATACTGTAAGTGCTTTAAATACTACTTTACTTGATAATTATATTATTCCTGCTTTAAAATGGTGGGTAATGGTTGAGGCTGCACCATTCTTAGTTTATAAAGTAACAAATAAAGATATAGTTCGAAAAAATTCAGATAATTCAAGTGGATTAGAAAATACTCAATTAGATCAATTTACTAATTTAGTAAGTGAAAAAGCTCAATATCATACTCAAAGATTGATTGATTATCTTTTTGAGAATAGCGATTTATATCCACTTTATGATAATCCAGGTGATGGCTTTGATACTATTTATCCAAGTGCAAGTCCTTATGATTGTGGCATCTTTTTAAATGTTCAAAACAGATATATTAACTATGAAGAATTTTTCGAAAAAAGAAAACGTTAGTAAAAAGGAATTAAAGTTTATTAAAAAAGTAGAATGTTTAAAAAAGTATTTGAATGATAACTTTAAACCAAGTAATAAAAAATCTAAATAACATTGCATCCGCTCATTATCAAATTAATTCATTTGGTAATGGCAATGTAACTGAATTTGCAACAAGCGGAACGACTAACTATCCTGCAATGTGGGTTGACTACCAACCGGCACAGGTGCAAGGTGGCGCATACTTGCATGTAGTTACTATTTATATTTCAGATAGAATGTTAAAAGGTAACTTAAATGAACTTGAGGTATTAAGTGATATGCAGCAAGTTTGTTTGGATGTTATTGCACAATGTAGAAGTTCTATTTATGGTTGGAGTTTAGTAAGTGACTCGGTTACTTTAAATCCTTTTTATCATACAAGATTTGATGATGAAACAGCAGGATATTATTTTGATTTAACATTAAGGATTCCTTTTACCTATGATAGATGCCAAATACCTTTTAGTGGAAGTTTAAGCGCAGCACAAACAGGTGGCACATGTGATCCTGTTACTATCTTAAATCAAAACAATGAGATTATAACAACTATTTCAAGTGGTGGCACATATTCGGTAATCCAAGTTAGTGGAATAGATGGAGGTTCATCAAATACAGTTTATACAAATAGCATTATTCAATCATGAGCGTAATAACAGCACAAATACAATTAAGAAGAGATACGGCAGCAAATTGGACTGCAAATGATCCTATTTTATCAGCAGGTGAAATTGCTTTAACAACTGATTTACTTTATTCAGGAACTGATCAACCTAGATATAAAATAGGAAACGGTATTGATACATGGTTGAACTTAGACTATGTTCCTGAAGGAAATGAATTTCCTGAAAATCTTTATCTAACAGTAGTAAATAAAACAGGTGATAATTTATTAGCAAGTGGTTACAAAGTTTTAAAAGTTCAAGATGCACAAGGTCAAAGATTAGCAGTTGATTATGCTTTAGCTGATAGCAATGGAAATTCTACTGATACAATTGGAGTCGTTTATGAAAATATTAATAATAATCAAAGCGGTAGGATAGTTGTAATAGGTGAAATTACAGGAATAAATACAACTGGAGACTTGCAAGGAGAAAGTTGGAACGATGGTGATGTTTTATATGTTAGTTCTAGTGTTGAAGGTAACTTAACAAATATTCAGCCTATTGCACCTAATCATTTAGTAGTTGTGGGTTATGTTGTTTATGCTCATGCTAATCAAGGTAAAATATACTGTAAGATAATGAATGGGTGGGAAATAGGAGAGCTACATGATGTCTATGCTCCAAATCCAAATAATAACGATGGATTATTTTGGAGTTCTGGAACTACTCGATATGAAAATAAAAGTATTACAACTGTATTAGGTTACACACCTGAAAGCTCTGCCAATAAAGGAATAGCCAATGGTTATGCACCTTTGGGAAATGACACGAAAGTTGATGCAAGTTATTTGCCTAGTTATGTAAGTGATGTTTTAGAGTATGCAAATTTAGCAGCGTTTCCAGTTACAGGAACTTCTAATAAAATTTATGTAGCATTAGACACTAATAAAGTATACCGTTGGAGTGGAAGTATTTATGTTGAAGTTTCAGCAAATAGTGGTGTATGGGGTGCAATAACTGGAACATTAGCAAATCAAACAGATTTAACAAATTACGTTAAAACTCAAAATTTATTTTATCAAACAGTAGGTCATAATTTTTTTAGTCAAAGTCCATCTACTACTTATTATTATGGTTCTTTTTTATATTTAAATGCTTTTACTTCAAACACAACACCTGCATTATATATAATGAAAACAGGAACTATATATGAAGCATTGATACAAGTAAGAGCAAATTTTCAAAGCGGATCATTTACAATACAATATCAGAAAAATTTTGCAGGTGCATGGACTACTTTGCATTTAGTTAATTTAGCTTCTCAAACTCCTTCATATACTATGAATCTTACAGGTTTGAGTATATCAGTAACAAAAGGTGATTTGTTGTCTTTTAGAAACGTTAATAATTTAGGGACAAATAATTTATATGGAACTATAATAGATTTATATATACAATAAAAAACTGGTACTTAATAAAAAAAACACATGGCAAACGCTTTAAGATTAACCTCTAACGGAGGTTGTGAATACATAGACAACACAGTTGCAAGAACTGGTAAAAAATATTTTTGTTTTATCGTTCAAGCTGATACGGTAGTAGCAACTTTAACAGGTGGATTTGCTCCTGATACAACAACAAACTATTTAAGTTTAATTGGTTTAAGTGGTAAAACATTAAAGCAAGGTGCTATTATTTATGCTCCTGGTGATGCTGTATTTACTAACTTGACATTAACTAGTGGTTCAATTATAGCTTATTCAGAATGATTTTTTTAGGATTAACACCTAAGAGATATGCGCCATTAGGAGCTGGTTCTTCTACTGACGCTGATGCTGAAGCTTTTATTACTGCTGCTGGAATAACAGACGCTACTCAAAAAAGCGCGGTTAATCAACTTGTATTAGATTTAAAGAGTGCTTTGATTTGGACTAAAATGAAAGCTATTTATCCAATTGTTGGTGGAACTGCTACTACTCATAAATATAATTTAAAAGATCCGAGAGATCTTGACGCTGCATTTAGATTAACATTTTCAACAGGATGGACTCATTCATCAACAGGAATGTTACCAAATGGTAGTAGTGCTTATGCTGATACTTTTATTAATGCACTATCAAATTTAACGGGTTCAAGTAATCATTTATCTTTTTACTCAAGAACTACTACTGTGGGAACAGAATGTGAAATAGGAGCGGCAGATACAAATAATCAGTATTATTTACAGTTAAGAAGTGCTGTTAATTTTGCAAGTGGTGGAACATCAAGCATTGTTAGCTATACAACAACAGCGGATGGTAAAGGTTTTTGGATAGGATCGAAAAGGGCTAATAATGATAGAGAGGGTTATAGAAATTCCTCATCAGAAGCAACTGTAACAACAAATGATACTACTTCATTACCTAATTACAAACTTTTAATAGGTGCAAGAAATAATCCAACAACAAGCCCTGCAATTGCATTATATTCAGCAAAACAATGCGCATTTGCTTCAATTGGAGATGGATTAACAGATGCTGAAGCTGCTAACTTTTATACAGCGGTTCAAAATTACAACACAACATTAGGTAGACAAGTTTAAAATAAAATAATATGGAAGGCAGAATAGTAACAAATCAAACAGTAAATGAATTACAAGGAGTATTCATTGATGCTGACACATTTTTTAATTTCGTTCAAGACATTGATGGAAAATATTTTTTATTTTTAAGTGAACAAGACGCAATTGATGTAGCAAATACTCAATATGCTTATTTACTTGAAATTCCATTGAGTCCTTATACACCACCACCAACACCACCTTTTCCACCAATTAATTAAAATATAAAATGAAAGAGGCACTAGAACTAATAAAAAAATACGGAGCAACAGCCGTATTAGTATTATGGTTATGGCATACTCATAACAGGGTTGCTGTATTAGAAAACAAGCTTTATAACTGCTTAGAGCGTCAAACTTACGATCAAATGATTAGAAAGCAAGAAGCAGGAATATTACCTAAAAAAATAGAACATGAAACTGAAGGTAATTCGTGAAACAAAAACCGATGTTTCAACAATAGGAAGGCTTTTCGTTAATGAAAAGTTTTTCTGTTATACACTTGAGGACAAAGATAGGGGATTGAAACAAACAGATACTTTGCTTTATATTCAAGCAAAAAAAATTTTCGGTGTTACCGCAATACCTTCAGGAACTTATGATTTAATAATTAATCAAAGTCCTAAATTTAAACGTATGTTACCACGTATTCTTAATATAAAAGGATTTGATGGCGTTTTAATACACAGAGGTAACTCGGCGGATCATTCACTCGGCTGCATATTAGTGGGCTATCAAAAAGGAGATAATGCAATATTCGAAAGCACAAAAGCTGAGAATGATTTGGTTAATCTTTTGTTATTACATAGAGAAGAAAAGCACACTATTGAGATTGTATAAATAGAAAAAGCCACCCGAAGGCGGCTTGTTCATTAGGTGTTTAACAATCAAATGAAAAGAACGTGCAGCAAATATAATTAATTATTTTAATATGCCAAATTTTTTAAGCAAAATATTTTCAGGTGGTGCGGGATCAGTAATTGAAAGCGTTTCAAGTGTTGTAGATAAATTCGTTCAAACCAAAGAAGAAAAGGACGCTGCTAATTTAGAACTTCAAAAGGTCATCAATAGCCATTTAGAAGTAATGGAGCAAGAAGCTACTAAACAAATGGAAGTGCAACAGAAAGAAATGGATAGCGCGAGAAACCGCGAAATTCAAATAGCAACAAGCGAAGCCGCTCCATTATTAAATAAAATAGTTACACCAGTGCTTGCATTATCTGTTATTGCTTTGACTTTTATTTTATTTTATATTTTAATGTTTAAACAGGTAGGAGCTGAAAAAGATATTATTATTTATGTGTTAGGCGTATTAAGTGCTGTATGCACTCAAGTAGTTAGCTTTTATTTTGGATCATCTCAAGGTTCAGCTAATAAACAGGCACAAATCGACAAACTGATTAAGTAAAATTTTCTACTTGATTTTCAAGTAGTTAGCAATTATTTAACAAAATAGTTGCTTTTTTTTGTTATTTGTATTAAAAAATGCTTTAAATTTGCTTTATAATTAAAAACAAACAATCATGAAAACAGGATTAACAATTACAGGAAGAACTCAAAATGACAATCAAATTATTTACGAAGTTATTAAAGCGTTGGAATTACATGCAGAATTCAATGGCAGAGAGGGTTATTATTTTCTTGAGGAAGAAATTGAAAACATTGATAATTTAGAAATGTTAATTTCAAGAGAATTTGAATTAAAAAATATAAACGCAAGATTTGAAGCACAATTTTAAAAACAAACAATCATGAAAACAACAGAAAATTTTATCCATCAAGAAATGCAAAAAAGATTAGATTTAGTTAATGATGAAAATTTTATAATTAAATCAGTTGAAGTTGCAAAAAAATTAGGTATCACTCCAGATGAATGGAATAATAATAAAGCAATTATATTAATGTATTTTGCAAATGAATTTTATTCAATAGTAAATAAAATCAAATAAATAAATAATCATGAAAACAACGGAACAAATGAAAGGAATAATTGAAGCGACGTTATTCCAATTTAATCAAGACAATGAAACAAATATTGAATATGAAAGAATGAATATTTGGATTAATACTTATGGCGATTATTATAGAGTAAATTGTGAATATACATATCGTCACGCATTAGTATTAGTTGAGCCAGGTAAAATTGGTAAAAAACCTGATTGGAGAGAAGAAGTTGAAAAAGATTTTTTTAATTTTTATATTAATGAGGAAAATGATTCTTATGAATTTATGAATAAAATGAAATATGAACTATATAAAATGTTTAACCTATTTAAAGAACTTAACCCTTATGAAAAAGCTATTTAGTTTAACAGAATCTATCTTTTGGTGGTCAAATAGAAACCATGATAGCGTTCGACAGTCATTTAACATTGAACACTATTTTAAAGTATTAAAAGCAAAAGGAGTAATAAAATGAAAATACCAAAACAAACAAAACAAACCATTGATGAGTTCTACTCATTTGGAGACCAGACTAAACTTAGAAGATTTGGAATCAGCAAAGGGAAAAAGTTTAGCTTAGTAACAATTAGCAAAGCATTTAAAACAGGTGAATGCAATGATGAGCTTCTAGACTTAATAAATGAATTTTATAAACTAAAAACTAAAAAGTATGGAAATGTATATTGAAAATTTAGGTAAAATGAAAACTGATTTATTAAATAGAATAAAATATGTTGAAAATGAATTAATGGATGTTGCTCAACAAGTTGGTATAAATAACAGACTTGAGATATATGACGAAGATTTGATTGATAGGTATGTAACCTTAAAACAACAAATGAAATTTTTAACATATAATTTTTTACATTAAATTTTGATTTAAAATTAATTTAATTTATCTTTGCAATTATGAAAAAAACACAATCCATAGCGATACTAGACGCCCTACTTGCAGGTGTCTTAGTTAACGGCTCAAATGCTTACGCTATCACAAAAAAAGAATGCAGGTGCGGAACGTTGAATCTTCACAAACTTATAGCTATTATTAGAAAAAAAGGCTATACAGTAAATGAGGAATGGAAAACAAATCCAAAAACAAAAACAGGTTACAAAGAATTTTCAATAACTAATAAAAAACAAAAGAAAAATGGAAACTAAAAACAATTCAGGTATAGCGTTTAAGAACGTTAAGAAAACAAATGAGAAAGCCCCAGACTATAAAGGGACTGTAAATGTAAATGGTAAGGATATGGAGATAGCTATGTGGGTAAAAGAATCACAAAAAGGCACTAAATATTTTAGCGTATCGTTTCAAGAGCCATTTAAAAAAGATGCTGAGAATAAAACTTATTCAAACGAAACAAAATACAGTTCAAAAATAGAAGACGATGGGCTTCCGTTTTGATCTATTCATTACAAAAATGTAAAAATAAAAATAACCAAAACTATCTATTATGAAAATAACAATCGAAAAAAAAGAAAAAATTGAAATTGAAATTGAGTTACCAGTTTACAGAAAGTCAAGTCACCACTATTATAAGATAGATGAAAATAAAAGTGTATGTGTGTATGATGGGACAGAGTTGTCTTATTCAATCGAAATCAATGAATATATGATGAAGTTTCCTTTTGATTATGAGGAATGCAGTAAAGAACAATTTGAAGAAGTATATAATAAAGTAAAATTAAGATTATGAAAAAAATTATTGAATTTGAATATTATGATAAAGATGATAATGACTTTATATGTGAAAATTTAGATAGTATCTTAAATGATTGTATAAATAATGGAATGCCACCTCAAATTGGTATTAAATATTATTTTAAAATTAATGAAGATGAAGATTATGAATGGGGAAAAATTAAAGATATTTCTATGTCATCATATCCTAATAAAATTTTTATTCAAATAAAATTTGCAGATTTCAAGTTAGATTTAAATTCAAATTATAAAACAAACAATTATTAAAAAATAAAAATGAAAACAACTGAAAAGAACGAAAAACAAATGACAATTAACGAACGTTTAATTGCTATTCAAACAGAGTTAAAAGTGCCAAAAGGAAACTACAACTCATTTGGTAAATACAAGTATAGAAGTGCGGAAGATATTTTAGAGGCTGTAAAACCACTTTTAAATAAATACGAATTAACATTAACGTTAACAGACGATGTTTTAATAGTTGGCAATAAGTTATTCTTAAAATCAACTGCAACAATATTATTTAATGTAGTTAGTTTTTCAGTAAATGGCTTTGCAGAAATGAGTGAACATAAAGGAATGTCAAGTGAACAATGCACAGGCACAGCTTCAAGTTACGCTCGTAAATATGCTTTAAATGGTTTATTCTTAATTGACGAAACAGAAAGTGACGCTGATCATGACAATAAAAAAGAAGTAGTGCGTAAACCTATTTTAAATGCAGATACAGACGCTTTTGGTAAAGCAGTTGAGTATTTAATGAAAGGTGGATCAATCGATGCTATAAAGGCAAAATATGAGGTTAGTCAGGAAGTAGAAACCAAACTAATAAAATCAATATGAAAAATTTAAAATGCGAAGTTTGGTGGGATGACTTTGATGACACAAACCAAATAGATGTAAATGCAAAAATATATTTTGAAAAAAATATAAAGTCTTATATAAACATATTTAAACATTTACCTTTGAATGGTTTATATTTATCAAATGATATTTACGACTCGGCAAAAATTGATAGTATCGTATTTGATGGAATAAATAATAAAATTATAGTTAATATAGAATGGAAATAAAAATAAATATTATGAATGAATTAAGAATATCAAAATTTTCCGCATCTAATATCTCCCGCTTATTAGCGGGGGGTAGTGGGAAAACCTCACAAAGCTACATTTTAGAACTTGCATTACAAGCTATTGGAATAAAAGATGACATTGATACATCTGCAACAAGGCACGGCTTGAACAATCAGATTAATGCTTTTCAAAAAGTTGTTTTACCATTATATCCTAATGCTACATGGCTTGATGAATTTTTACCTATAAATGAATTTTGCGGAGCAAGTCCCGATGTATTAATAGACTATTCACCAATGGATATAAAATGCCCTTACAACGTTGATACTTATATTGAACAAATAAACAGTATTCCAACTAAATACTATCAACAAGTTCAAATGCAAATGTTAGCTTGTAAATCCGATACGGGGTATTTATGTTTTTATTTAACACGTCCTGAACTGTGGGGTGAGGAAGAATGGCAAGAATATCCTGTTGAATTAGAAAAAAGATATAAGATATTTGAATTAAAAACAGATGAGGAACTTCAAAACAATATACTTAAAAAAGTAGAAGAAAGTGAACCTAAAAAACAATGGATAATTAATTTGCTTTTAAATGCAAAAGAATTAAGTTTTGAGGAGTATTTTCATTTGCAATGGGACGGAAATAAACTAAGGAATATTAAAGATTGCAGCAATATTTATAAGCTAAGAGATATATTTAGAGTTGGAAACAATTTTTATTATGAAATTTAAATCATTTAATGGAAAGAAAAATTAAAAAATGTAAGGAGTGTGGGAATACCTACACTCCATTTAATAGTCTTCAACAAGTTTGCAGTCCTAAATGTGCCAGTATTTTAGCTGAAAAGAAAATGTGGAAAAAAAAGAAAGCTGAATTAATTTGCAAGTCAAGAACACGAACTGAATGGTTAAATATGCTGCAAGTTTTATTCAACAAACATATCCGTTTAAGAGACAAAGACAAAGGTTGTATTAGTTGCGGTAAACCATTAAAAGAAGGAAATACGGATGCTGGCCATCTGTGGCCAACTAAATACTCAAATATTCGTTTTAATGAGTTTAATGTAAATGGCCAGTGTTCAAGGCCATGTAATAAAGATAAGTCAGGAGACATCAATAATTACAGAATTAATTTTGTTAAAAGATATAGCGAAGAAAAATTAAAAGAGCTGGATGAAATTGCTCATATTGAAAAAAAGTATTCACTTGAAGAAATACAGGAACTAATTAAAATTTACAAATTAAAAATTAAAGAACATGGAAAGAATATTTAAAGTAGGTGATATTCCTTATAAAATAATAGGAGAAGATATTTGGAGACTACCATTTGAAAGAGATCATAAATGTTTTAATTTAAAGAAATTGATACCAACTTATGAATTAAAATACAGGTTAAATGGTAGAGTGTATTCTATGGATCAAATAAACGCTATTTTTTTAAAAGATAAATAATTTAAATATTATTTTGGAATATATAAAATAATTTGTATATTTGCACTATCGGAGTAACGACCGATTTTTAGAAATACTATAACAATAAAACATTTAGACCTCTAAGTGTTCGGAGTAAAGAGTTATAGCTTTACTGACTTCGTAAGTCAATCCGAACATTTAGGGGTTTTTTAATTTAATAAAAATATGAAACAATCAAAATTATTTGAAGACAAAATTGAACTAATACAATTAGATAGTGTAATTGGTTCTGGTTATGAAACAAAAGTTGCTGAACTTGCATTAATTGATAAAATAGCGTATAGAGCAGCAAGAAGAAATATGCAAAAACATTCTGCAATAATTTTAAAAATTAATGATGAATTTTCGGGTTTTTTTACTTATGAAGTAAATCATCTAGTAGGTGAATTTTGTTTATTACAATCTGCAATGTATCCAGATAAAAAAGATAAATCAATTTATAGTATGATGGTTCAAAAAATTATAGATCAGAATATATATGGTTATCATATGGTTATGACAGTTTCAAATAAACATGATTTAGAAAATCCAAAAGTGTTTTTAGCATTAGGTTTTAAAGTTAATTTAACTAAAAGTGATTTTACTTATATTTATTATGGTAATGAAGATCAAGTTAGGATTAAAAGATTATGTCATATGGCTATGACTAATTTATGGAATTCAACAAGTGGAGAATGGTTGAAAATTAAAAGAGAATGGAATAATAAATTAGAAGAATCTGGAATTAAATATAATATACCAAATCCAAAATTTGCAAGTCGTGAAGGTTGTTGGCAAGGTAAAGCAGGTATGTCAAATGTAGTTTTATCAAAACAAAAAGTAGAACATAACGAAATTATAACAGATAAATCAAAAGATTTAAATGGAAATGCAAGTGTTTTAGACCCTGCAGCTTGTGAAATAATAGTTAGAATGTTTATGCCTAAAAATGGAGTAAGAGTATATAATCCTTTTGGTGGTGGTGTTCAAATGGGTTTTGTAGCTGGAGGATGTGGCTTTGAATACACGGCTTCAGAAATTAGACAAAATCAAGTAGACGCAAACAATGCACTATGCCAAGATTTTCCTAATGTTACTTGGATAAAGTCTGATAGTTCTAAGTTTAAGCCTAAGCAAAAATATGACCTTGTATTTTCATGTCCACCATATTATAAGGTAGAAACATATTTAGATTATGACG